CTTTGCTCGTGCTCTGCCAAGGCACAAGCCCTACTAAGCCCTTGATTTTCCTTGCAAAACAACGGATTGCACATGCGTTTTAGCACAAGCATGGCAATATGCGAGCACAAGCTAAGCAATGCGAGCACAAGCTAAGCAATGAAAGCTTGAGCTTGGCTATTGTGCGGTATTTTTTTACTTTGCTACAAAGCTATTTCACAAAGCTATTCGGGAAAGCTTTCTCACAAAGCTATTAGGGAAAGCTATCCGGCAAAGCTATTGAGCAACACAAGCAAACACCTAGTTGGCACGTGTAATGCTACGCGCACACGCGCACACGATTATATCCACGCGCACGTTCAATATACCGCACGAAAAAGCCCTCGGCTTATTGCCAAGCTATTAGCCTAAAGTAGTACGACTAAAGTATTAGAATATTTTTTTATGTGTAACAGGCACAGTTACACTAGGGGCCTATACTCAAATCATCGACGGACCAAGTGCAGCGCCCTAGCGCAAGGCAAGGCCGGACGGAGCGGGGCGCTCCTCAGCAACGATCAAGGGCTAATCAATTCCCGCTGCTATACAGCTACATGTTAGGCGCTAGTCGCAACACTCGGACGGGTGGCATGGGGTGCGCTGGTATCATGGAATTGGTGAATCCTAGGCAAGAATCTCTCTGCCCGTCATATGCCAACGGGCGGGAGCATTCTGGCAAAGCATTACGGGTGCTTTGCTTCAATGCTCTAACTATCGGGTGCACTATGTCGAAGTCTGCAAAGCCTCTCTCGTTCTCTCTGCCTCTCGTTCGCGTCATGGTTCGCAAGCGTGCCGTGCAATCTAAATGGGGTACACACAAGGGCAAAGTCGGTCGCGTGTTCAACGCTGGCCGCTACATGATTGCTGCATTCCCCAAGCGTTCGCAACGCTGCATCACCGCCAATCTGCGCGTCTCTTGATCCGTTCCTTGCGGTAGTGTATTGATTACGCTACCGCTCCCTCTCTCTTACAGGTGCTGCCATGTATAACACTCTCACCTCTGCAATCGCTGACGCTGGCAAAGTCTCTCTCGGCAATGGCAAGATGCCCGGTTCTACCTTTGCCATCTCGGCCACCATGTGCAAAACAGGTGGCAAGCTTGCTGAAATCAAGAACAGCACCTGTTCACGTTGCTACGCTCTCAAGCTTGAGAAGCTTCGGCCATCCGTTCACACGGGCTGGCTCGCCAACTATACCAAAGCAACACGTCTCATTGCGTCTAATCCTGACCAATGGGCGCAAGCTTGCGCGTTTCAAATCAAGCGTGCCTATGCCAAATCCGGTGAGCCTTATCATCGCTGGTTCGATAGCGGTGACTTGCAATCTGTCGAGATGCTTGACGCTATCGTTCGCACGTGTCGTCTCACACCTGAAATCAATCACTGGCTCCCTACACGTGAGGCCACCATTGTGCGCGACTATCTCGCCGCACATGGTCCCTTTCCTGCCAATCTCATTGTGCGCGTCTCTGCCACCATGATTGGCGATGCACCACGCAACGCTGCACACACCTCAACCGTGCACCGCAAAGGCTCTGACGTGTCCGGCCATGCCTGCCCTGCCTCAACACAAGGCAACACGTGCGGCACGTGCCGTGCTTGCTGGTCGCATGATGTCGCTAACGTGTCCTATCCCTTGCACTAATCATCACGCTAACGTAAGGAACCTATGCCATGACGATCTATCAGCTTCACTATGTCGAGCCGAACGGCTCACTGTTTGCCCTGCCCGTGTTTGGTGACAAGCGTTCGATATGGGATGCGTTCGCCAAGCATAGGCACTTCAAAACCTACCGCACGTTCTGTGAGGTGCAAGGTGTGAACCCTATCAAGCACAAGGCTAACTTCAAACTGATCGAGGTGAAACCATGACAAGCTCTCAATTCGAGGCACTGGCCTTTCGTTTTACTATCATCACGCTCACCGCATCGCTCGTCCTCATC